AAAGCAAACATACAAAATATTTTTCTCAAAATGATAAATTAACTAAAGAGAGTTTATTAAACGATAGAGTTATTGGTTATAACCAAGCTATTAGTGATTTGGAGGAATTAAAAGAAAAAATCAAAGGGGATATTATTAGTTAGTTTTTTAATGATATGAAAATATATCGCTGGAAGTTTCTAAACGAGGTTAACGGAAAGATAAAGTCTGCTAATGGGGATTTAACTTGGCAGATTGGTAAATGGAAAACCCATAAAGGTAAACTAAAGATTTGTAAACAGGGGCTGCATTGTTCTAAGGGAGTGTACCAAGCCTTTTCCTATATTCAGGGCGAGATATTGGCTGAAGTGGAGTGTGATGGGCGTAAACAGGTTCAAGACGATAAAGAGGTTTACTCCAAGATGAGAATTGTTAGGGCTTACAAGTGGCAGAAAAAGGATAGTGTTGAGTTGGCTATTTATGCAGCTAGACTTGTACTTAAATACTTTGAAAAAAAATACCCTAAAGATAAGCAGCCAAGAAAGGCAATAGAAGCCGCTGAAAAATATGTTAAAAATCCCACAGAGAAAAATAGACTTGCTGCGAGGGCTGCTGCGGGGGATGCTGCGTGGGCTGCGGGGGATGCTGCGAGGGCTGCGAGGGTTGCTGCGTGGGCTGCTGCGTGGGCTGCGAGGGCTGCTCTAATTGCCAAAATTGCTACTTGGATGGATAAATACGTTAGTAAGTTAGAAATATACCAATGATTACTTTTGAACTGGAACACTATGAAACCCAAGAGGAAGTGCGTGAACATATACAGAATTGCGGGGGAAAGCATATTCAACAAGCAACTATTAACAAATGTATTGATTGTAAAAAAGAAATAGATAAACGGAGCAAAAGGTGGTTTTAATAGTTGACGCTTTTAGAAAGGCGAATAGTGTTGATAGAAGCCCAGAGTATAGAGCGTACTTTTTAAAAGCTGCTGAGAGTATAGCTAAGACTTTACTGAGTGATTTTGGCTATTACTTTGATAAATACAAAGTTGGCGGGATCGTACCTTACGGATTAGGGGAGTCCAAATGAGTAACAAAAAGGAGTTATCCAATAAAAAAATAAGGCCAAGCATTATGAGGATGGTCAAGGATGGTATGTCAACTTTCTCGATAGCAGCCGCTCATGGATTTATAGTCACACCAGACGAGGCTGAATACCTTAAAAGTTCAACCAAAACAAAATGACAAAACCTAAACTCCGTAAACAATCTAAGAACTCATTACCTAAGCCTAACAAGTATAACGCCACTAAGACTACCTATAAGGGCTATACCTATATGAGTGGCAAGGAAGCCCGCTATGCTATGTGGTTGGATAGCGAGAAGCACGCAGGTCGGGTGGTTGATTACAAACGCCAGTTTAAGTTAAGTCTTGACCTTAATGGCATACATATTGCCAACTACTACGCTGATTTCCTTATTGAGTGGGAAAATGGGGTTAAAGAGATTGTGGATGTAAAGGGCGTAGTTACTGACCTGTTTAGGCAAAAACAGCTTCTTTTTTCAAGATGCCTATAACAATGCCACCCTAACCAGATGGGAGAAGGTGTTAAAGCTGATGTCAGCGGCTGTCAAGATAGCTAAAAAAGAGTTGAAAAATTGAATGTTTATTATTTAGGCTTTTCATATTGAAAGATAACACCATCTAAACTAAAGCGTGGGTTTTTATGGTGTATGATTGAACCATTATCTAAATATAACTCACCGCCAAAGTTTGGGTTTGAGCCTAATACTTTGTGCTCTATAATTTCACCCGACCTCCCCCTCTTTTCATATATAGTGTAGTCCTCCTCTACATCAGATAAATGCTTGCAAGCTACAGGACAATTCCCTTTTTCAAATAAACAATAATCTGGACAAAACCTACTTGGTCTTTCCTTCATTTTAACGCCTTGAACTTCTCAATCCCTTCTCGGATATCCCAGCTCATTTCAAACCGATGGTTATTAGGATATAAAATCAAACCAATCCCGCCCATCTCGTCATAGTCCATTTTGGGATAGCCCAGCTTCCTGCCGTATTTGTCGCTTGCTTTATAAGCACCTAAGGAAGCATAAACCACCTTTCTACCGCCGTTAAATTCTTTCACCGATTGTTCGTTGATTGCTTTCTGGTGGGTATGACCGCTGACTACAATATCCGCACCAGCCGCCTCATCACGATAAATCCGATGAGAGGAGTGAGCCTTATTATAGATACTATGCCCCCCAAACCTATGAGCCGCCGCTATTCTGAACTCACTTTCACCAACCATAACAGTAATGTAAGAAACACCTTCCATATAGTGAGCTTGGTATTTATTAACAAAGTCGTTATAAATCGTTGGCCCATTGGTTGCCGCCCAAAGTTCATGGTCGCCTGCAATAGCTACAACTAGGTGTCCTCTTAACTCCTCCATTAGTTTTTGAGCGTAAAGAGCTTGCTCGTTTAAGTTGGCAATTTCCTCTTGTGAGGCAGGAGACCAAAATAAGTCATCAACAATATCGCCTATTGCGACAACAAAGGTGTTTGGGTTTTCTTTTATGGCTTGAACCTCATCATTTATCCGTTGATAGTCAACAAACTGTCCGCCAGCGTGTAGGTCAGCGAAAAAGGCATAAAAGACAGGATTGTTTCCTTTATGAATGATTTTGATATGTGAAGGCAAGGGTAAGATTTCCTCTCTTCTTTTCTGAATTTCTGTTAAGAGCCTTGTCCATTCGGCAAGACTTCGGTCATTGGTTTGAGGGATTGGGTCTAACTCAACAGGGGGGGCTAGTTTGCGCTTGATAAACTCACGGCTTTCAAATGCGCCGTCAGGTAAATAAAGCCCTTCAAGGTTTTCTTTTTCCATTGTTACAAAAAATAATAGCTTTTTTAATAAAGGCTGTCAATCCTTATTTTGTTACCGCTTTGTTAGCCACATTTCCCAAAACATAAGTTGCCCCAATTACACCAACGAAGGTAAGATAATCGGAGGCTGGCACTTTCTCAACCAAGACCAAAACAAAACCTAGAATAGTTACCAATAAAGCGTAGATGAATTTTCTGCCGCCTAATGCTTTTATCATAACTATTTGTTTAACTTTTAATAAGTCAATCACGGGGTTAAGTGAACTTTTATTTAGGCTGTTTCGCCTGATTGGGTTATTGGTTTTTCAAGAAATTCCGCATAACTTACGGGTGTCATCTTACGATGCTCACCAATCCTTTCTTCCCAATACTCATCTCTTAATAAAAAATCATTAAGAGCCGTCTCAAGATTTCTTTTAGCCCTTACGATTTTATCTCTAAAATCTGTATCTGAAACAAAATCAAATCTTATATTTTCCAAACCTTCGTATGCTTTAACTATCTGACTTTTAACTACATTAGCTCTTGCCCTTGAAATAAGAAGCTCTCTCATTCTTTGGTCATACTGCCTTTGTAGTAATTCCTCTTCTGAAAATTGAGGAGAAACCTCTTGTATTTTATCTTCCATAAAATCTCCTTATTCTCTATTCTTCCCGAATAGACTTAACCCCGCAATTAACCTGTTAAAGAGCTTAACTTTTAAAGCCTAATTTTTCCAATAACCAATCCTTAAACAAGGTGAACGCCGCCGCAATTATTGCCGCCACTACTCCCGTCTTAATTACAATCTCATCTTTCCATTTTTCCAATATGCCTATCCGTTTGCCATAAGTAACATTTACCTCTTTAATCTCGGTAAGAATTTTTTCTAGGCTATTAAACCGTTGCTCCAAATAATCCCTGTCGGTGTATAGCCGCTTTGTCATTTCTTTTTCTTTTGTTTAGCTCTCTTTTTCAAAATGGCTAAAAGAGCCGCCTTCAAACTTCTAACCCACGCTTGTAAATCTTCCAAAACCGTTCTTTCTATTTTTATTTTATCAATGTTTGGTTTTTTACGCCTCATTTTTATATTTTCCCAATAAATTTGTAATATCCGATAATAATTTATAGTATTTCTTTGTAACTGCCTCTAATTCCTTTTTAGCACTCGCCAATTCCTTTGCCAATTTCTCATTTTTTCCTGCTACAGCACTCTCAAACCTTGCCTTGAGCATCTCTGGCGTTACTTTTTTGCTATCCGTTGGTGCTAAATATGCAAGATTAACCGCTTTATCCCAAAGATGAGCCCTTTCCCTTTGCGACCTATAGTCCTCATAAAACCCTTTAATCAATTCTAGAAACTCTCCTTCCAAATAGTGGCGGGAATCGTTGTCCGTAATATAGCCTTTGTCTTTTAAGAAATTAAGCACCCTGTCAAACTGCACCGCTTTTTTAATGTTCATATTATTTTCCTCAACTTTTAATTTTGGCTTGAGCCAACCGATTACATTAGCATAGTTTCGATAGGTATGAAGTCGCACGCCTACTCCTGTAGGATTATTTTGTTCTAAGACCTCAAAAGCATCTCCATTGTTTTTGCCTGTAGCGATTGCGGTATGTCCAAACCCACCTCCCATATTCTCATTCCAAACAACAATATCCCCTGCCTCTGGATACGCAGTTAGGCTATTGACAATTTTCTCAAAATATAGAGGAGAGGCGTTATAGAAAATATCCTTACTATGACCCCAAATATGTGGCAGTTCCTTATCAGCCAGATATACCATTACTAACCCCACACATTCCCCTTTATTTTGAGGAGTATTGCCTATATCCTTCCTGTCCTTATATTTATTTATAAACTGTTGTAAAGTTAGCATAGATTTTTATATATTAGCTCTTAATTTCAATTCTTAAACTCTATAATAAACAGGTGTTTAATTCTGCTATATGCTGTATTAGCACCTACTTTCCATTGTAATTTATAGGTAATATTACTTGCTGTTGCGGGAGAATTAAAAACCGCTCCTATTATATGTTGTCCAAAACCTCCTGTGGAAAGATTATTTGAATGAACTATACGAGGAAACGAACTTCCTATTCCTACTCCATCTTTATTTATTAAAATTTCAGCAAATGAATTACCAGTATTCATACTCATTTCACAAATAAAAAATATTAAAAATTTACTTTTTGTTGATTGTGGTGTAATCGTTTTTGTCATCCCCGTCATATCCACAAAAGAAGTTGAGGCTGTATTTATTGTGCTACCATCACCAACATAATGAAATTTTGCTATTCCATCAGTCCCCATTATTGAACCCAAGAAGCTATCCGCTATCGCCTTTGATGTAGCAAACTTAGCATCATCAGTCCCAGCATCAATTTCAGCTCCAGTAGCCTTAACTGGAATATCGCTTATAAAAGCAACATTGCTATCCCCTATCGCCTTTGGTGTTACGATTTTAGCGTCCTCTGTTCCTGTGTTCACCTCTGCACCTGTGGCTTTAAGGGTGGTAACTAAAGCTCCCTTATGCGTGCCGTCTTGGTTGTGTTCTACCAATCCCCAATCAACCAGATCATTCCAGTCGGCCGCATTCCAAATCATTTCAATAACTGCTCCAGCGGTATGAGCTTGCTCTGTAGAACCATCTATTGCTCTAACATAAGAGGTTAAATTGCCACCCGATATAACTCCCTTAATACGTTCCATTTTAGTAGGTGTGGCTTCTCCTCCAGAGTTAACCCTATCAAAAGTAAGGGTAATTGCTGTGTCTGTAGGTAATCCCGTTACCGAAGCTGGAGTAATTGTATCAGTAGTCCCTGTTCCAATCCCAGTTGATAATGTAGAGCTATATAAGCTCTTATATTTTTTTAATTTGTCTGAACTTGCTGCCATATAAAGTTATATAATTTATAATTTCCAAGATGAAGGAGGCTTTACTGCTAGCTTATTTCCTTCAATAATAATTCCTAATAATGTGTAGTCTGCATCTACACTATTGGTAGTTAGCCTAAATTGAATATCGGCTAGCTTCTTCCTGATTTTTAAGTAGCGCTTATCAGAACTATCAGAGAAAAATGATGGAGTTCCTTCTGTATCTCCCATTAAAACATCACCCATAAGGTCAAAACCCATCCCCGTCATAGAATAGGTTGGAGTAATTGTTGCAGAAGCCACGCTAGAAAATGGGGTATTTTTTGCAGAGCCCAATATTTCAAAATTTATAGCGCCCCTAGGAGAACCAAGCCTAATAAAAGCCTTATTAACTTTAACAAAATCTTTCCAAAGCTTTTCAAGTGAAATACGACCAGACATATATGAGGTACTAAATGCCTCACCTAAATCACCAGCGATATCCTCCGAAATTTCAATAAGCTGATCACCCGTTGTAGGGACATACAATAAATGAGTGTTCCCACTTGCGTCTGTATATTGAAAGAATTGTTTAGCCCCTATTGACCAATCAACTACCCAATTACGGCGTTCCATATCGTAGTAAATAGTACGATTATTATTTGTTCCTGACGTTGGTACTGAAAAAAACACCTTAGCATCAAAGTAGTAGGCACATACCTTATTAATTGCTGAACCAATCAATCCCCGGATATATGGTCTTATGCGGCTTGAGAGTTCTGTTGTTCTTAAAATACCATAATAATTCTTTTCCGGGCCAAGTGAATAAATTCCCCTCCGGTTAAAAAAGAAAATGTCATTATCGGTTTGAACCACTGAAAGTTGAGCGTCAGTGCCAAAAGAGCCCACAATTTTGGAAGCAGACGGGACAGAGAATGATGTTGTCCCTACAGTCGCAGTTGTAATATTGATTTGCCATACCGCTCCCCTCCCCTCTGGAGTAGAACAAAGAACTGTGGCAACCCCCTCACCTTGCCCGCTTTGATAATGCACGACCGCCTGTGTAAACTCACGGCCGCCTTTTTCAAGGTTTATCCAACCACCACCATAAAAGTCAGAAAAAGTGCCTAAAAACTGTCCAACCCCAGAAAAATACACTTTATAAGGATTGTCAGGGTCATTAGTAGCCCAAATACGGTTACCAGATACTACCATTGACTTAAATTTAGGTGCGCTAGTTGTATTATCATTAGGCACTTCTACATAGGGATTAGGTTCGGCACTTCCATCATCTTGATAAGTTGTATCAGTGGTTGAGGCAAGTAATACTTCATAACCAGCCTCATCTGAAAAATATACTTGGTATCTATCAGCGCCTGTTACAGCGTTCCAATCTAATGTTATATACTCATCAGCCGCCGACCAAGAGTCTCTTTCTTTATTAACTGTAATTGTCTGTTCGGTTGATCCAATAGTTTCGCCAATTTCATTAAGGGCAGTAATAATATAATAAAGGTTATATACTCCCGCTGATAACCCTGCTCCCCGGGCTAAAGGAGTTCCTGCCCAAGCAGGAGCGCTTAGAGCCGTATAGGTTGTTAAAGAACGGGTAGTCCCATCAGAGGTGTATCGAGCTAAATTATCTGTCCCGTTGGCGATATACAAATATTGATTGATTTGTAAAAAGTAACACTGAACGCCAGCAGTAAAGGTCGCCCCAGATTGTGTAGTCCAAGTAGCTCCGTCATCTGTTGAATATTTTAATACCCCACCCACAATTGCAATTAACTCTCTAGTATTAGCACCAACAACATATTCAATTGCTCCGTCAGGATTAGCCCCTAGGGTTTCACCATAATAATCTGTCCCCCAACGAGGTTTCCATAAGCCGTCTTGCACCTGTATCAAATTAGTGGCTTCTTTTGCTTCGTTAATACGAATACGAGCCTCTTCTAAAAGTTTATTTACTCCACCATCAAATTTAGTTAGGTTTAAAACCAACTTTCTGTTTTGACTTCTTGCTGTGTTGTTTAATAAAATTCTAGCCATATTATTCTCCAAAACCACTAGTCCCTCTAGTGTTATTAAGTTCATCAATATTATCTTCAGTATCAAGCGCCATAATCATATTTTCCGTTCTCATTTGGTCTAACCGTGCCTCTGCTTCTTGGAAAGCTTTCATCGCTTTTCCATCTTCGCCATCATTCTCAAAAAAACGAGAAAGAACAAAATAGACAATAAAATAAGGGTCAGACATTTCACTTACTGATGTAGTTTCAGTAAAGGTAGTTGCTGATTTGTAATATTCATAGGCAATAGTATGTCCAGTGCTAAGAGTTAAATCAGGGTTAAAATGAAGAATAAACCCGTCTTTTACACTGCCGGTAAAGTAACACCAATTCCCGCTTGTATCGTCCATCTGGGCAACTTTTTCAGGAGGAATAACATTAAAGTAAGTAGAATTTCCAGAAGTGTCAATAGTTCTTACTCCTCCGGCAACAAATCTAAAATCACTAGGGCAATCATAATCATAATCTCCGGCGGTTAAGGTCTTATCTCCATCTGCGGCGGCCGATAGGGTTGTAAATAAATCACGCCATCTAATCCCTTCTAGGCGCTCCCAACGATTAATGGCTACATTACAATAAACACGGCCGGCTAAATATTCATCACTGGTAGTCTCCCAATTTTCAGTGTCTCCTTCATAAAGAGCATAGACAGCATTTAAAATTTGTTGTTCTGTCATTAATATTAAAAACTACTAATTTTTAGGCACGAAAAAAGCCCTTGCTAATCAACTATAACAATAGCTGACTAACAAGGGCTAATCTGTCACCTGTTCAGACATACCCTAAATTATCCGTATCGTGCTAGGTTTCACTATACCAAGTCTCTTTTTCTTTGTCAATCTAACTTTCTCTGGTAAATCTTCAGTTATTGAAGCAAAGTTATATGTTTTGCGCTTAGGTCGCTCTGCTAATATCTCGGGAGGGGGGGTAATCTTTATTGTTGGTAACTCTGGTTTTTTAACATCAGAAATCTTAACTACCCGTTTCTTAGGGGCTTTAACTTTTACCGAGACTTTTTTGGGCTTTTTACCATAACCAGACTTACCTAAATATGATGTCTGTTTGTTATAAAGCTTGTTAATTCTTTCCTCCATTTCGGCTTGATTTATCAATCCAAGCTCAAAAAGGGCAACTATCTGCTTTGCCCGGGCATAAATCTTACTTTTATAGGAGCTAATCAGCTTTTTATCTACCTCACTATTGCCAGTAAGGGTAGGTTCTTTAATTGGTTCTCTTAAGTCTATTGTCTTTACTGTTCCGTTTTCCTTATAAGCCCACACTCCTTTTGCTAGTTGTTTTTTATCTTCATTGGAGTATTTGAAGATTAACTCTTTACTCTCAATATCGCTAGGCTCGGTTCTTGGTATTTTCCCAGCTTCAAGGTCAAGTTTAAGATTATATTTATCCGCTTTAGCCATTTTTTCGCCCCATAACTTTTGGGTGATTTGTTCTTGCTGGTTTTCTGGTATATTTGATTTAGGCTGTCCAGTTAGTTTAAGCAATAAGTCTTCTGTTAAACCTGTCTCTGGTTTTAGTTTAATTGTAGCCCTCCCCGACGGTGTTACTTCTCGTTTTGGATAATAACTACCATAGGTTTGTGTTGGAATGCCCAAAATAGCAGGAATTACTCCCAAAAGTCCAACTGCTCCGTGTTCTTTGTATAAATCATAAGAGTCGGTAAATATCATTGCGGTAAAGCGGTTTAATACTTCTACTGGTAAATTAAAAGGTTCACCTATTTGATTTTGACCCCTCATTGCCCCAAAAATTAAAGAAAGTGTAGGGTGTTCCTTACTCTCGAAAAACCTAGTAAGTAAATCAAGTCTTGTTGGAGCATAGGGATTATTTTCATCTCCAAGCATCATTTTTCTACCTGTTGTAGAGCTGGTAGCATAGCCTTTATAAAGCCTTGCCAACAGAACAGCAACCTGCTGGTATGTCCCAAAAACATTAAATCGGGTATTGCCTATTTTAATTTTGCCAAAATCAGCGCTGGTTGGATCATCTCCCACTTCTGCTCCTGCCATTTTTGCTAATTGTGTGATTAACATTCCACCACCGACAAACGCTGTTACTGTCCTTAACGCTTCTTTTCTAACTACAGGATCGGCGGTAATATACAATCGTGGGTCAAGAAATTTGAGGGTTGCTGCTAATTTTCGGGCAGAGAACATTCCTTGAGCTAAAACTGGTGCTACTCGCTCCAACTTCCCAAGACTTCCTCGACCAGTCCCTGCATTGACAAATTCTCCAGCATCTTTAAGAAACTTTGGATTATTAATATCTTCCCCTAATGCTTTTTTAGTTGCTACTAACTGGTCAAAAACATCTGCTCGCATCTTATTCAAAAAACCAGTCCACGCCCTACCCGTTGCCCTTACTACTTTCCCAAAGCCAGGTATTTTTTCTGCTAAACTTGACATAAACTGTTCTTCCCGAGCAGTCATCACAGGTGATACTTCTGTCAAAGCCACTTTCCCTTGCTTCATTAACTCATAGGTTGGTCTTTGAGCAATCTCCTCCATACTAGTTTTATAAAACTCTTCGTTCCCAAACATTTTGACCGACTCAACAAAGTTTTTAGTAGTAGTAATAGGGTGGCGATAAGCAAACATAATGTTCTGCATTAAGGTTGCCGAAAAATCACCAACTCCTGTCATCATAGAGCGGGGGAGATTATAAAGTTGCATTCCTAAATCGCCCATTTTTTCAAAAAGAGGTCTTTTTGATAAAAGAGTTTCTGTAAATTCTTTACCAAAAACAGCGTGGAGTTTTTGTATTTCACCCTTAGTTGGAACGCCCAGCCCCTTTTCTCCTAATAGTTTTTGTAACCCAACTTGAGCATTAACTTTATCCCAAGCATCTAAAGTTTTATTTCTTTTAATCATATTAAAAAGCCTATCTACACTTTCTTGGTTAAACTCTTGCCTTATCGCTTCATACTCTACCTTTGGTAACTCTCCTTTTAATGCCCCCAACTCCTCATAAAAACCTTTTTCGCCCGCCATCTTTTCTCTTGCTTTAAGAAGTCTGGCTAACTTTTCTCCTCTTGCTTTTGTATAAAGTTCTTCCTGCTTACCACGCAAAGGAGTTGTTTTTTTAATCGCTTGTGTCAACCTTGAGATTAAATCTTGGTCAGATACTGGGGGAGTGGTAGGTGGGGCTTGTGGAGGCTTAAATCCACCCTCTCCCCCACCGCCTACTTTTCCGATAGGGGAGAGTGGGGGAGTGGTTACTCCTTCTTCGGAAATTTTTAGAGTAGGTGCTTTTATTTTGATTTTAGGGGCTTCTGGCTTAATTCCTTTGGCTTGGTTGTAGAAGTCTGTAATGTTCATTCCCCTTTTTGATATTTCTTTAAGCATTTTTTCTGTTTCAGCTTTAACCTCTGCTTTATATGGGTCAATATAGGTTATTCTTGTTGCCCCTTTACTACTCAACCTTGTTTTCGAGACAGCATTTAATTTGTCTATAATTGCCAACTGAAACTCCTCCGCCGTCTTATATTTCCTCGCTTCTTCTGCTAATGGCTCAAGTTCTTTGGGGATTGCTGGTTTTATCTTGACTTTAGGAGCTTCTGTTCCTTTAGGTTGTATATCTTTAATTGGAGGTTGTTGTGTGGTGAGTTTGCCTAATGGCATATTCAGTCTATCCCACTTTACTATATCTCCCTTTTCCATTGGTAAAAAGTTAGCTTTAAACTCTCCAACTCCCTTGTTTTTGATATAACGATGGTAGCCATCAAGTAGTTGTTTTTCTCCAGTATTTATATCTACACCAACAATAATTGGCTTTTTGGTAAGTTTTAAGTCAGGGTTTTCTTTCAAGGCTTTTCTCGCTATATCCAAACCAAAATCTTTTGTTTTTAATTCTTCTAATAAAACACTACCAGATGTAGCCATTTTACGACCTATTGGAGTGCTAATTTCAACTTTTTTGCCTTTTAATATGTCGTCTAATGGTGCTTTTGCAACGTTTCCCTGTTCTTTACCCTTAATACCCACGATTAACGGATTATCGCTATAAAGGTCCTTTTGTTTTTGGGCTATCATTTTGAACCTATCCAATAAAGGCATTTTTTCCCAATCTGTTTTTGACATCATTCTATAACCCACCCTCATAGCTTCGGCATCTTTTTCTAACTTCCCTAAAGTATCTAGGTCTAACTTACCCGCAAACTTACCCCGACCAACATTCTCCATTTCCCTTAAAAACTTAATGGCATTTTTAGTAGTTTCAATATCATCTCTATATAAAGTGCCAAACCCTTTAACATTACCCGCTCTTGGGACTACACCTAACGCTCCACCCAATAACCCACCATAAAGCGCCCCTTGAGTAGCTCCTTTTCTTAGATTGGATAAATATTCTTTTTTGTTTTTACTTTCGGCAAGTTTGGTAGCGCCTCCATAAACACCGCCAACAGCAGCACTTTTGGCTGCAGTTTTAGCTACTCTAGGAAGTAGTTTTGACCCAGCCTTTATTTCTCCTAGTGGGATAACACTAGGAGCTATAAATTCACCTGCCAAACCAGCTGCACTAGCTAATTTACTTTTAGGGAAATTCTTTTGCACCACATCCATAAAGAATTGTGGTTTTTCTGCGGTTAGTCCTTTATATGCCCCCGCTAAACCTTCATAAGCAAGTCCACCCGGAGTCATAATAGCAGCCGGATTGGTTCTGGCAAGATTGATATATCTTTGCGCTGCCCCACCCATTGCCACTGAAGCAGGGTCAATTAACTTGGCTTTAGCCACCTTTACCTTTTTGGGAGGAGCTAGATTGGGACTAAAAGGAATATATGGCGTTGCCCTCTGGTAAGCCTTATAAGCATTACTTATAGCCGGTGTAACTTTCTTAACCGCTTCTTTTGGAGCAAACTTACCTTTCCGGAATAAACCCTCTTCGTCTTCCAGCTTCGACCTCAACCACCCCGTAAGGCTTCCTAAATTTAAGGCCATTTATTAAACCAACTTATATTAGTCCTAAGCGCCTTTTTTCTTCATCAGAGCTGGCATAACCGTAACCACTTGCTACGATATTTCCTTGTGCGTCTATAGTTGGGGTTGTTGCACCAAGACTACCCATACTAGCATAACTAGGCACCTGAATATTTGATATTTGCGCTAGGTTCTGTTTTAGTTGGTTAATATTAGTTGCTTGACTAGTTGCCCAAGAAAACAAAGCGTCTCTTTGATTCATATATCTATCTTCAATTTCTTGCAAACGAGCTGTAGCTTGATTTAGAAGGTCTCTTGATAATGAAGCAAGGTCAAGCCCTTTTTGCAATCTTCCCTGTGCTTGAGCATCTTTAACAGAATTTTGAGCATTTTCAAACCATTGGGCTACATTAAGAATATTTGCATCTCTTTCGGAAGCTAGCTTATTCATCTCTTGGTTGGTAATTTCATTTAGCCGTGCTTCTCGAGCATTAATATCGGCATTTAGTTCACGACTTTGCGCTAAAACATCACCCCTATTTTGATTGCTCATTTTTTGTAAAGCATAGGAATATTGGTTAGCGGCGCTTGAGTCTCCAGCTCCACGAGAACCTAAATAAATATTACCAGCTAAAAAGCTATTTCGTAAATCTTCTGCAAGGTCGTTCAATGTTTTTTTCTGCTCTGTAACTACTTTTTCACGAGCTCTCCCAATGTCTTGTAACCCTAGATTTCGTTGCCCTGTTAGCTCATTCACTCCTGATTGATATTGATTTCTCACAATATCCTCAAGGTTTTTCCTTTGAGTAGGAAGCCCAGCCATTTTTTCGTTAAGTGAATTGATATAAGCATCCCAAGCTCCACCAATTGCCGCTGTTTGTTCATCACGGAAGCGATTATAAGCATCCATATTAGGAAATTCCCTTCCCCAACCATATTGAGGAGCGTTAGGGTCATTAACAGGAGCAGAAGGAGTGCTTCCACTTCCTCCGCCTCCACCGCCTCCACCGCCTCCACCCGGAGGTGTTGTAGGTGTATAAGTATATTTCCCCCCCTCATTACTTGGTGTAAAACTCATATTTGGGGTTTTATACGCTAAAGTAGTTGGTGTATATGCCCCCTTTAATTGAGAGCCACCAGACACATTTCTGGATAGTCCAAAAAGGTCAGCAACTTTTTCAGTAATACCTAATTCGGGTGTTCCCCATGAACCTATGTGCATATTAAATTAAATTAAACTAATAATTAAAAATTTATTACCGTTCTTTTTCTTACATTTTCTCTATTAAACCTGACACAAAACGGAGTGCACCCACTTTCTTAGCAATTTTAGTCTCATCAAGCATAAGGGCTTTCTCCAAGTGCCGAAAATGAGCAATCATTCCTTTTAAAATCAACAGTGCCCTTTCTTTGTCACTAAGTTGCTTTTCTGTTTTTACAACAGCTTCTTTTTTTTCCATTTGAAAACAATTAACTTTTTAATTAGCCAACTATATGCTTTTCTAGTTTTCGCATCGTGCGTTTAGTTATGTGTCTTTTCTTTGTTACTACCCTCTTTGGTAGTTTTTTAACTTTAACTCCTCTCAAATACTCTTTTGCCTGTTCTTTACTAAGCCCCTTCTTTTTAATTTTGCCAGAGGCTATCCTTCCCATAAACCCTGCTTGTGCTTTTGATTTTACCGGCATAACATTTTAATTAAACTTTTTGGGCACAAAAAAAGCCGCCCAAACTTCAGAGTATAAAAACACTCTAAAATATGAACGGCAACTACGATGCTAAAGCTCGTAGATCACGCTTATATTAATAATATCAACTAAAATAATGCTTGTCAAGTCATAATTTCCATTGTTTTTCTTCACGAAAAACCCCTTTAGCCCTATCATTAAGCTTGCGTTGTGTCATACTTGCGCTATGTGCTCTGTAATTATGTAAATATTTTGGGATAAGCACTATTTTCATCTCGGGGTGAGCTTCTAAAATAGCATCAACAAGGCGTAAATCCGAGCAATAGCCAATTAAATCAAGTTCTTCACTAAACATCCCGACTTCTTTAACCAGCTTTGTCTTAAACATTAAGTCACCAATATCTAAAACACCATTAAGTGGGTCAGTAATCCCAATATATTTAACTAAAGGGACTTTCTCACTTATTCCCTTATCCATAAAATGGACTATCCGTCCAGAATAAGTAATAGCAACATCTTTTTGTTGATGAACTCGCTCATGCTCCTCTAAAAAAGTTGGTTCCCACCAGTTATCATCGTCTAAAACACATAAAAGCTCTCCCGTAGCCCTTTTTACTCCCCTATTTCTATTAACGGTATAGTATTTTGAATGTCCTTCGTTAATATAATGTATTCTAGGGTCGGTTAAATACTTTTTAACCACCTTCTTAGTTTTGTCAGTTGAACCGTCATCTGTTATCCAATACTGCCAATCTTTATATGTTTGGTTTAAAACAGATTCAATGGCTTTGCCAATTAAATGACTTCGGTTATAGGTTGAAGTAACTATACTTATCATTTTAGTTTACGTTTTGAGCGTCTTCTTTTTTATAATAACCAATTATGTCGCCTTCTGCTACCACTATAAAGTGATAATTTTTAGGAAGAGTGTCGTCTTCAATTTTATGCCCAACCGTACTTTTATAAAAAACGAAATCATCTTCGTTGACATATACACATTCTGGGCCAACTCCCGCCACCACTCCGGCATTTGCAATATTCATTTCCACATAATCTTTTGGCATTGCAATCCCGTGAATAGTGGTTTCTTTAGGAACTTTAATTAACACTAGATTTTTAATCATTCTTGGTAATCTCATCTAATTTCACCTCCTTCCGTAAATAGGCGGTGGTGTTTTTCCACCCAACTTTTTATATTAAAGTTTTTATCAATAAAACCCCACTTTTGGAGTTTTTCAGCCCGCAGGCGCTTAATTAACTCCACCGCCTCGTCAATCTTGTCATAAGAAAACTGTTTTAAGTTTTCCATAAAACCAACTCTACTAGCAAGGACAGGAACATTCATTGCCATTGCCTCTAGTGCAGTTATAGGCCCACCCTCATAATGGCTTAAAATAAGCAACAAGTCTATTTTCCGGTAAAACTCTCGCATATCATTAACGCCACCATTACTGATTAAAAATTGTACACCCTCTAGTTTTCTAAGTACTATTGGAAGAGCTTCTTCTCCCTTCCGGCCATTTTCGTAAAATCGACCAACAATCCCAATCACATACTCTGGCTTAAAAAATGATGTATCTACTCCAGGAACTATCAATCGTATATCTTTTACCCCCGCCTTTTGTAATAACCCCATATTAAGTTCGTTCATGGTTACAGCTACATCCGTATGTTTGGCCGCATACTGCCATTTTTGGATCAAGAGATTATCATTAGGCTCAAAATGAGTGAAAAAGCAAATATCACGCCTGTGTTTATAGTTAAAAAGGGCGTAGGAGAGGTAATAATTAATATCTGCTTCGTAGTCAATATCATTAGTTACCCTAACATAATCTAGTTTATCTTCTAAAACTTTAGCATACTTTGCCAAAACCCAGTCTGGAGCAACGGCTATATTAACTCTCATTTTTTTATAACTACCCCAAAAGGTAAAAACTGGTAGTGGTAAAAAGGCCGGCCAGCCTTAGTACGATATTCGTGAAATTTTCTATAAAGCTCATTAAAACGGCTAAAGTCTGCCTTTTCTCCAAAAATGTCGTAGATGTCTTGCGCAGTCAGCCTATAAACATCCTGTTTTTGAACATACCCTCCATCAGGATATGCTTCGAGAGTGGCCACAAATAACCCCCCCTTCTTAAGAATATACATTGCTTCCTCGAAAATTTCCTTAACTTTTTCTTTAGGATTGTGGTCAAGGCTTGAAGCCGCTACTATACAGTCGGGTTCAATCAGTGGCCGCCCACCCATTCTTAAAGTTTCCCGCCCTAAATTAGCGTGCATAAAACGAATATTATTGTGTGTCTCCATCCGCCAGCTAACATCGTGTTTGTCTATTGCCAAAACAGTATTCCCTTCTTCTGCCAAATAAAAAGGCAAAGCGCCTATTCCACATCCCAAATCTACTACAAGCCCACGCCTATAGTTTCTGGCAATAAAAGGGTAGTCAAAAACATAGTGCCCCTCAAAAGTTGCTTTCCAAACCTCCGCTATTTTTGAAAACTTTTGAATAAGTTTTTTATCTCTTTCTATTGTTGCAACGTCAAAAAGTTCTACAGCCATTTTTCTGCTCCCAACTCAATTAACACCTTTTTAATTGTTTTTTTATCGTGTCTCTCATTGATGGCAATTAAAAGTTCCCCGTTTGGTAATTTTAGTTGGTTATCAATAACATACTGCCTATATCTAGCTCTGGTTTCTTCCCATAACTGCCATAACTCATCAGGGTTTAATTGCGGTTGGTTTAAAAGTTTAATTGACACCGCCGTTTGATAAAGCCTCCCTATTTCGTCAGGGATAAGCATCAGTGAACGCACTGTGTAAAGATGGTGAAACTCCCCTCTTTTAATTAACTGTGCGTCTCCTAGAGCAATAATCCCTTTTACGATTTGTTCAGCAACCTTTCGATAGTCGGGATTATCTTTCATCATCTCATATTTCCCCACAATCATAGAAGTGGCACGTCGATTAAGTGAATTAACCGCATCACTGTATGGAATTTCATAAGGTTGCCATTGGGGTAAGTTTAGTGGCTTGCCATTTATTAGTTTAGACCCATATTTAATTTCATACCATTGCTGGGTGCATTGAACATTGTTGGGGTTTGTTATTTCCTGTTGGTGAACCTCTAGTAATGTCGTTAATTGTAATTTCTTCAAGTCTAGCTCGATTTCGTGCCAAGAAGAGTTTAAAAAGAGGTCATAATCGTTTCGTGGTTTACCGTCAATAAACGCTCCTTCCCCACGACCATAACTACCAAATAAAATAGCGGTTAGGTTAGTTTTACTCAATACCTTTTTGATTTCGTCAATATCCTGTTTAACTACCTTGTTCCCTTCTGGAATTACTGTATAATTGTCCATTTTTGCCAATAAATTTATAACATTTTTAAGATTGATTTACCACTATTTTGTTTTGGATAATGGGATAATCCAACCAAATCACATATAGTCGGAGCCCAATCAATAAGTTCGGCTCTTTCTATAGTTCCCTTATGTTTTCCATCAACTATCAGTCCGCCTCCATACATTTCCTTAATAACATCTTTGCCATCGAGACACCAACCGTGCATTGCTCTTACCTCTTCATTAACCCCGTGGAAATGGCACGGAGAGATGAGATAATAGGGTTTAACTAACCAGATAAAGCTCGCTTGTCTAGGAGTGGGGCTTTTAATAAATTTCCCATATTTTTTAAGTAACGGGTTGTTTTTTAACACCTTATCAACTGCCTCATTCCAACTCCAAAATTGGATAGCCGCACTGGATTTAAGATATAAATAGTCATACCCAAGCCGGAATCGGTGTAGAATATCCTCAATTGATATATCTATTTTATATTTAACAGTTGCCATTCCGTGATCCCCCCCTACGAAAATCTTTGGGTGCTTAAACTCCTTCTTAAATGCCTCCCATAACCACTCAACTGTTCCATCAGCCCAGCGTAAAATTCCCCTAAATGATTCGCTTTCACACCCTAAAAGATGCGCATACTGGTCAACTTCGGATAACTGTAAATAATAATAATCTAAATGCTTCTTAAAACCATCTAAAATAAATAAAGGGCGTGAGCCGTGTGTTGTCCTGCCTTTATATGAACGGATACCTAACGCAAAACAAGCCTCAAACTGAAAGGTTTTTCCCTCTTCCCGCATAATATCCCAATAGCTTTCAACTCCAAAAGAGCCCTTTTCAAAATCAACGCTTTTATCCTCGGTCATTGTCAGACGGGAGCGTATTTCATAAGGAACATTAAATAATGGCTCATAATAGGCACGCCTATACTCATCTGGTATCAGAGCCATTGCAAAGAAATTGTCTGAAACCTCTGGGAGAGCCCCACACATTGAACAGGTGCGTTCACAATAACCGCCATTATTAAATATCTGCTTAATCCAAATCCCCTCATCTTTTAATTTCCACAAAAAAGGAGTATCTTTAGGGTTTAAATACTCACTCCTAAAAGCATCTAAAAGAACGACTAGGGTCGAACTGTCCTTACGATTTTTTCCCATATTGAATAATCCTTTTGTATGGTGTAATTATTAATAACATCTTTATAAGCATTTTTTGCAATCCTATCCCTAAGTTGTTTTCGCTCAATAAGCCAGCTTAGTTTTTCTGTCCACTCATCTTCGTCTTGAGCAAAAAAACCTGTGTAATTTTCTTTTACAACTGGCCAATAGGGTTGCCAGAAAGAATAGACGCCTGGAATATACCGCAGAGCATACTCAAAATATTTAATCCCGCTTTTCCCTCTATTAAAACTAGAGTGGAGGAGTGGAGCTACACCAATGTCAAAAGGTAACTTTTTCCATATCTTTATCCACTTATAAAAATCTGCACTGCCTTCTATTGTAATAATTCTGTCTTTAGGTAAATATTTAGTTGGGAGGTCAAGGGTGCCACCACAGAGAGCAAAATAAACATTTTGGTATTTTTTCATAATTCGCCTCATAGCCCAAATAAAACCAGTTTTGTAAATATCAGACTGATGAGTTGAACTCCCCTGATAACCAATAATTAGTTTATTCCCATTATTAAACGGTTTTGGCTCATATTTATATAATTCACTATCAATTCTGTTTGGAGCAAGAAAGACTGGTTTTTGCCTAATCTCCCCGATTTTATTAGCTAAAAATTCAGTAGAAGTAGTTACATAATCAGCATCTTTTAAAATAGTTATTACGGTTTGGTATGCTGGCAAACCTGGAGCAATAGTCAAGTAAGATGGGTTCATCTCGTCAACCTCAAATATATTGTCGTCCATATCCATAATATGAGTAGTCCCATAGCGATCCTGTAAAGCCTTAATCCAAGCGTAAAACTTCTTTGAATAAATGTATGAAGTATAAATAATGTCATAATTTTTACCAATCTTTTCCCATTCAAGTTCTTCTTCAGCAATATCCCCACTAGAAAATTTTCTTACAAAATCAACCGTAATATTAGTGCGTTTTTTTAGTTGAGTTAGGGGGTTGACAATGCGCCACCAATCAACAGAAGATTGTGAATATTTTCCGTTTATTTTCTTGTACCAAGTGCTTATTGCTAATATTTTCATCGTCCCTTCGTTAATTGTCTAATTTTGTTTTCTATTCTCTCAACAGCCACCAAATCGTGGCGTCTATGGGCGTCAATAAGAGCATAACGCAATCTTTCCAAGTCTTCATTTAGGGTTTGATGATAAATTTCGTTAAGTTTGGTGGTTGTTTTTTTACGATTACCCAACTTAGCTCTAAATTCCTCATAATAATCAAGGTCGTGTTTTCTTGTATTTTTACTTGATTTAACAATGTATATCATATTTTTCTTTGTGGGAGGGCGGGTTGCCCCACCCCCCCATAACTTACATCACGCTTTAGCTTTGGTCAGTTGCACCAGATTTAATCTCGATAATCCAAGTGGATACGAGTTTAACAGGCGCAAAAGTCATTGCCCAACCGACAGTATAATATCTGTCTAACGGGTTGCTTGTATCGTTAGCATTCGGTGTTTTCACATAAATCTTTTTCTCATCACCATCAAGGTCAGTTACACCAATAGCATTTTTACCATGAATAAAAGAGTGGATAATATCAGCACTTGAAGTGCCTCCATTTACCGTCTCTTTCCAGTTGGTCGTTTCTAAGAAACGAACGCCGTGCAACCGTCCTAATTCACCCTTGTACAGATTACTACCATCTTTATAAGTGTGAGCATTGACCCAAGTGGTATCACCCATAAGATCATAAGAAACATACGGTGAGACTTTTCCTAAGAAATACCCATCGTTGTATCTCATTGCTTTGTTGGCTTTGAGTGTACGCACCGCTTTTCTAATCTCTGCAGATGATAAAGTATCGGTTGTCCCTACATCAGTTAGGGCGGCAGAGCCACCAGCTAATTGTGCAGTTGCACCAACCAATGCTTTTTCACGCACCATTTGGTCACGAGACTCACCAGCATTTTGAGCGTGGACTTCAACTGCTCCTTTCATCTTTCGGTCAACAGCAGTCAAGGATAAAAGTTTTGAAATCTTGGAATAAGAACCAAATTCCGAAACCACCACCGAGACATTGGTTGCCGACAAATTTACACACGTTGGGTTTGTGGCTTCAGTTAGTTGAGCCGTTACAATAGCCAACGGAGTGTAACGCTGAAAGTATACAGTTTTACCTTCTCCCTGCGGAAGTGGGCGTTTTTGAGCACCCTCTTCGTGAATAAGCCAGTGCTTCGCCGTATCTATGAATAAACGATCATAGTACGTCTGCATCAACTGACTTAATGCTGTAGTTGTACTAGCCATATTGTTTCATCTCCAAACATCGGGCTTGAACTAATAATTACCCGACAATACCAACCTTTTTCTCAATTTCCTGCCATGACATTTTATTTGCGTCTTTTTCTCTATTTTCACCTACGGCGGGTGTCGGTCTACTCGCTTGCTCCGAAACCTGCCTTGCAGCAGATTCCGTTGCCTCTGCCTGCGCTCTAGTTACCCCTTTAAGATAGGGCTTTATTAGCCTTTCCACGTATTTTTTTACAGAAAGCTGTGGGTTAGCGCTAAGCGCATCCCTCGTTGCCCTCGTAACTATATCAGACAGGTCAGGGTCATAGTGTTCGCTTTTCGGATTAAGCACTTCATACTTGTCTATTGACTCACGAGCTTCACGGTCAATACGATTAAGATTTTCCTGTTGGGCTAATCTTATTCTTACCAAGTTATCAGCATGTCTTAAAGCAGTTTGTTCGCCTCTCTGTTGAGCCTGATTAAGACGCTCGTTAATTTCGTCAATCGTATACTCTTGGCCAGCTTGTATTCCCGACGGCTCCTGTACTTGTTCTTGGGGAAAGCCCCCTGTGCTTTCAGGAACATATCGGTATCTATCAGTCATCTGGCGGAGCTGCTCTTGCAGATTGATTTTTTCCTGCTCTGCTCTTTTCCTTTCTTGTACAAGTTTGCGTATGCGCCCTTGTGCCGAACGACTTTTAACCCCTTCACCTTCTGTTGGTTCGCCTTCAGCTTCACTTGGGATAGCCGACCCTTGTTCGGCTTCTGGCTCTTCAACTTCTGGTGCTGTGTTTGTTTCCTCTGCCGGCGAAGCAGTGGGGCTGTTATCAGCTACAGCCTCTTGGTTTAACGCCTTGTCTTTGTTTTCGTCCATAATTGGCGATAAATTTTTAATCATCCACTATAGTAGGATGGCACTTGACCGCATCTAGTGGCTAACTAAAATTGGTCAATAATGGCGCTTCTTGAGAAGCGGTTTCCCTTCTTTGTTATATCCCACAAATACCTTATCAATACCAATATAAACAGCGTGTGTCAATTCGCAACTTTTACAAACCAAGTAACTGCCTTGTTGTCTCCAATCATGGTATCCAGAAGGCACAAACTTATAATCTGGCTTGTTAAAATCAAGCACCTCATACTCCTCTTGGGGTTCATCCTTCTTTTCGTTCAATAACTTCTTTTGTTCCATCTATACGTGTAAAAAAGCTCTCTAACTTTGACTTAACCTCTTCTTTTACAAAAGTCATTAGTCCAATATCTTGCATAGTGGCTCCTCTATCAATAGAGCTTCTTACAATATCGTCTAGCTCACTTATTAAAGAGCGACCAATTCGTTTGGCTATTTGCCAACCCCTAAGCTGGCTCATTTCATAAAGGGCGGCATCTTCCGGGTCTATCCCTTTAGTTTTTGCCCTTTCATCTTGTATATCTGCTTTAGCTTGTCTAAATGTGCTTAAGAAGTCTGGCTTAATAGCCGAGACTACTTCCTCCTCCTTCTTGGGGAGCTCCTTGCGCTTGCGGTGTTTCATTATTTACTGCGTTTTGAACTGGTATTTGTCCTGACTGCATTTGTTGAAGTAGTTGCATAAACCTTGTTTTATCTTGCTCTAAAATATTACCAACCCTGTTTTCTTCACCAACTTCTTCAATAATCTTGTCCCAGTCTTGAATACCCGAGTTAGACATAATTCTGGCAATATACTCCCCATAATTAATCTTTTTCCCTTCATTAACTAATATTTGCTCAAATTTAGGGAGAATTTCAATTAACTGCACCAATGCTGCTAGTTGTTTTTGTTGGTCAACAGCGTAAGTAGAGCCAGAAACAAGCTCATAATCATACATTGTATTACCTACTTTGCTTTTACTAATAAGAAGTTTTCCTGTTTTTTCGTCATACATCTCTTCAATATCTTCATATTTGTTAGCCATCGCTTTAATTTCATCTTCAAACATTCGGATTTTAATAGTTTCAGGCATTTTTTTAGAAATAAGGTCGGTAAATTTACGCATTATTTGCTCTAAACACTTTTCCATAAAATATCTATCCCAATTGTCTCTTGAACTCTCACGGTTAGCCTGTAATTTTAAGGCTTCGGGTGTCTTACCAAAACCTGGATCAACATTAGCCGAGACTGCAGTATTAGTAGTTCCAAATGTATTAAGCATTGAGGCATCAATCGCCTGCGATGTGTTATTAAAAGACTGAATCCCTTGCGGAGTAAGATTTAGAACCTGTGCTGAACCCATTTTGGTTAGTAACCATTTGGCGGCCGGACTCCATTTGATTGTAGTGGGAATAATCCCATTTTTATCAAGCATTACTGGCGGGAAAATTGAGATTTTGATAGCATCAAGATATAAATTCCAAAGCGAATTACGAGCATATTGCATTGATTTCCCACGCTCAAAATCTCCCATACCCATAAAATCATCAATTAAAGGGATTGAATATTTGTTGACTATTGGAATTTCATTGGTCTCGTGAGGATTTTTGATATCTCGAATAATTATATCAGCGGCTTTAACATAATCCACCCATCTATCACGCTCAAACATAGTATAGATTTCAAAATAACCGCTTTTCTTAGATGAGGCGGCATCTGGATACTCATTAGCTTCTCGTTGAGATTGGTCATCACTGTCTTTTTGGTCTTTATCCCCGGATTTTTTCTCAAGTAAAGCAATAACCGTATCAATATCTTTATAGTTTTTTTTATTTTTAAGGGATTTAAAATATTCAAGTGAACGCCAAGTGCGAATAATACAATAGTCGGAGTCATCAATAGAGATAGCCCCTACTTGGGGAAAAACATCACGAATGGGAATTAACCACAAATCTGGGCCAACATACCCATTTTTCTTTACATCCCAATCAACCAAGCCAAAAAAATTACCATAAATATTGGAATACAAATCAAGCATCCGGAGTTTAGTTAAAAAATCAAATTGAGCGTTAGCGTTCCTTAAAACATATTTTTCTAAAATCAGGTTCATTAAAAGTGAAGCCCCCTGGTCATTGCGTGAAATTGGTTTAGCCTTCCCTGTTGGAAGCTGGCTCATTACTCTAGCAGAGCGCTCAATAATAAAAGTAGAAAGCTTTGGGTCAAATACTTGAGATTTGGCGGTGTTAGAAAGGTCGTCATCAAGACGGTTATGAAAGATATTTTCATATTCATCCCAAGCAACCCGCTTATCAGCTAGGTAATTTTTAGCCGCCTCTACCCTGTCTTTGATTTGGTCTGTTAATTCACTCATAGTTGATAATAAAAAAAGCCCCGAGATAAAAACAAGTCTTTAAACCTGCTTTTACTTCGAGGCCAACGACATTATGGTCGCATACCCAAGTTTATTACATCATACTATCTCATTTTTGTTTTGTCAAGTGACTTCTTTAAACCATACTTTCTACGCTTCATTCTGTCAACTCTTAGTGTATGTAAAAGCGGATGCCCGTTTTGCACATTAATACTAAAAGTGACCGAACCATAAACAACTTTATTCACCGCCTCATTTTCAACAATAGCATGAAAAAGCCGCCGGTTTTCTAGTTCAATATCCACAATGTTCTAAAACTGTATAATCAATAATATTACCATCATTCACCCGTAAGGTAAAGATAAAATAGCCATTTTTAATTCTAGCCAAGTCTTTTTCAATATCTTGGTGAACCGCCTCATTATGCTTTCTGATTGTTATCGAGTATGACACTCGATTTGGTTGTGTGTTCTTGCTCATAGGCCATTAATGCTAGAATATTCATAAAATGTTTCCCTTCAAGGTTTTTGTTTGCGGTAGTTTCAATAATAGTCGTTTTTTCAAACTCTTTTCGATTCAAAAGCATCCCGACGGGGTGTTTTGGATTACGCACCATTCTCCCTCCCTTGTTTATGTATTGTGGTATCTTATTTTGCGGATCATTTGAGAAATGCAATATCTTTTTGCCTTCCTTAACTTCTATATAGCCGGGATAAATTGTTTTCCCGTCATCAAGTATGATTTTGGTTTTATCACAAACCACAAAGTTGTTGTTGTTTATCATAATGTTAATAATAACCCTGTTTGTCAAACAGGTTTTCAACTGGTAATTCTGCTATTACTTGTTCGGTTTCGGCTTCAGTCATTGGCTTCTCACACATTTGATACATCTGCCAACCAATCGCTAATGCCATAATAAGGTCATCGTGGGCGTTCCTTTCTGATTGAGCTTTCCAACTCGATGAGGTCTGAACCACCACAAAAGAAAACATCTCATTAATTGTCGGCTTATCATAAATAATTAATACTTTCTTATCAATGGCGTCTTTTAGGTCTTGCAACATTTTAGGGCGGGTAGCTGAATTAGTATCCCAACCTAATCTAACTGGTTCTGGTGCGTCTTCTCGGCCATAATTAGGCATTTTAAAGATTTCATATTTTCCTCTTAAATTAATTCCAGCAAGCCTATCTATCAAAAATGCCCCTCCATTTTGCCGCTCTATCGCCACTATTGGCTTTACATTGGTAGTGTCATATATTTTTTCCAAAATCTCACCTAGTTTTGGAATAAAGTCAGAGGTAGTTACTCTTGAATGAAAAACTAAAGGAACATCTATTTTGTTTTTAGAAAGAAATTGTGCGGCGGTATAATCCAATCCTCCTGCGGCAGTATCGACTGCGCATAAGATAAACTCACCTTTAGTTATTTGCCTATATTGCCTAAACATAGATTGGATTTTTAATTGGTTCTTTAATATTATCAAGATAAAACTTCAAAGCCTCCTTGTTAAAATATAAATCACCCGATACTAAAAAGCTTTCTTGCTCGGTCATCGGATATTCTTGAGGGAAGAGCCTACCCAACTCTTTCTTTTTCCTCTCTAAAAATTGTTTATCATACTCCCATAAGGGATTATAGAAATGTTTTTTAAATCCTCGTTCTTCGCCGTGATCCCACAAGTCTTTAAACCAATTAAAGCCATTAGCGGTTGTCTCAATAATTGCTCTTCCTGTTGGGATAACCGCCTGCAGAGCTGAACCAAAAATTGCTTCTGGGTCGGGGAAGAATGCAAACTCCGAAAGATGAAGATTGGTTATGGTTTTGGAGCGCCCAAATTGAATGTTTTTTGCGCTTCCGATTTTATAATAGCTATTCATTGCTTCGTTATATAGCTCACTCTTTGAATTATATTTTAAAGGGATTTTCCTTCCTGTTTTCTGCTCATAAGACTGTAAATAAAACTTCACCCTTGCTAACAATCCAACCGCATTGTCATCGCTGTCGGCAACCACCACATTATAGGTATTTTCTAGTAAAAGAAAGTCAAAGGTAAATAACGCTAGGATAATCGAAGAAAAACCCATCTGCCGGCTTTTAAGAATAATATCTTTTCCCGCAATCTTATCAACAAAATCCCCTTGTGCTTTATTGGGAATAAAATCAACTGTTTCTTTGTTTTTATCTACAATCTGCAATCTCTTTGTAATCCACTCTAAGTATTTCATTCTTTGAACTCCTCCAGTTCTTTTTGAAATTCTTGTTTGATATTTACCATTACCCCCACTCCCTGTTGCTTTCCTTCCAAAAACTCAAGCCCCTTTACTAGGGGTTCAATTCTGCGCTCTTTTGGGATTAACTCAATTAAGCGTCTTATACCCAATGCTATGCCCCTTTGTTTTTCAGACTGTATCGCAATAGTAAAATCTGTTGCAAACTGTTGCAACTTTTCTGGGGTCGGAGTTTTAGCATAGCGTGATACAGTGCTATTATCTATACCTAACCATTGTTCTATTGTTCTTGTTGACCAACCCATATCATATAGCACTTTTGCCACTACTTTTTTTTTCGGCTTTGGTAAAAGTTTAAAGTCTTTATCTTTCATTTACTTCAACCCCTACTTTTAATTCCTTATCCACAATCCCCACTAAATCTTTAATGTTCGGTAATTGATATTCGCCAATTTCAAATTCAACAACAGCGCTATTGTCAACTCTACCGGTCTTTACTTTTACTTTGTCGGCAATAAATTTAATCATACCAAAGAGAACTTATAAATATGTCCCTCCCCATCGCTATGTGTTCCTATCACTTCTGCTCGTTGCAAAGGGCAGTCGGGGTTAAAACAGGCTTGATAAAAGGCACTACTTTTTATCCAATTATCATTCTCTAGGTCATAGCGAAAATATTTTGTCATTCTTTGCCCACAATAAGAACAAATTGCTGTATCCCATTGCTCACTTTTCTTTTTTTGCCAACCGCCCATATTTCTGCATAACTTCTGCTAGGGTTTCTATGTCTTTTCTGGTATAAACCCACCAACCCATTTTCTGCCCGATGTTTAATACTCTGCTTAACACCTGCATTTCTTCAGCGGAAATACCATATTCTGATCCTACCTCTTTACTTGAAAATAGTGTTCTGTCGGCGATTTTGGTAAATATAGACTTTCGCATATTAAAATAATAATATCAAATCTGGTTTTTCTGTCAAGCAGGGCGGTGTATCAATCCACAGCATTAATGTCCGTATAGCTCCCGCTATTCCCTACGAACCTTCTTACCCTCCTGCTTCTCCGCCACCCTACCGAAATCCCTCCTTACCCTGCTCCCCAAGTTTTTACCAATGGGGTTGGCTTTCAGGTATTTCGTTTAGGTTCCTTCAGGCGTTTGTTGCAGTGCAGTATTGCCGAATAGAGTTTCCTCTATGGTGGGTTCCTGCTCCCCCAGACTTAATCTTTTTAATGACAGTCTTTGAATTTGGCGTTGTTTAAGAAGAAGATAAAAATCCGGCGAGTTTTCTTTGAGTTTCTGTCTTAGTGTTTGTATTTTGTCTATGTTCATAAAAAAAAGTCGTGCCTTCTAATCTGCCAAGCTATCCGCTTTTGCCAAGTGGTCTTGGCAGATTAAAAAACACGACACTGCGGATAGTTACTCCCCTTGGCTAGGAGTGCCGGAATTTCACCGGAGCATTGTAGAAAACATACTAAACTATCTCTTAAGTTTTGTCAAGCGAAAAGATAGGGCTCGCTTTTAACCAACCCCATCTTTACACTCGGCAAAGAACAAATATGTTAACACACACTACAAAAGTGTTCAACACCATAAATCCGATGAGTGTTGGCTTAGATATTCTTTCCGGCAGTTTGCTTATAAGGTAATAAGCAAGTAATGATATGGTTAGATTGATGACAGCAAACGCTGGCAAGCCTAAGCGCTGAATTGTTGCTTGCAACGGATTTGCTTCAAGTGTCGGATCAACACACAAAACCAGGCTGGTGCTGATAATGTCTAACAACCGAAGCAAAATAAAAGGGACTAGCATAAAAACATTCTAACAGAAAAATTATTATTTTGTCAAAAATGATACTGTTTGCTATAGTAATGGATAGATGAGACTACTTGACAACCATTAAAAAACATTGTAAAGTATTGGTAATGATTACAAATTACAAACCAAAAATGGA